ATATGCCTTTATCATTGCCTCTGCCCTTGTTCTGAAACCTGTAATTGCTACCGCGAGATCAGCAGCAAGTTTTGTTGCTATTAAATCATAAAGCATAGAATCGAACTCTGTCGGATCTGATATCCTCTTGTTGTATTCTATTTGCACTGTTTCTGCATTAGTTAATAGCTTTCTACCCTCAACTCTAAATTTATCACTATCCTCATTTACCTGAAGCACTCTCAGACAATACTTATAAGCACCTGTGCCATCCGGTAGGTCAAACGTATAAGCCCACTTGAACAATAACGCACTGAAGTCGCTTACATACTCATCCTGAGCATCTAGGTTACTTGAATATTCCATATAATCAAGTTCAACCTCATCGCCAGATACACCGGAAGTAGCATACATATTGTCTATGTAAACCATGTAATCCGAATCCTTATCCTCGAAAGTAATCTCTACCCGGTCAACATCTTCTCTTAAATTCTGAGCAATAGAAGAAATGTCAAACGTCTTGGTTTCCCAAGCATTCTCAACTGATATCGTTTCTGTATTAGAAACCCAATCCCCTGATAACTTGCTATGAAATTTGAAATAAACTTTCGTAGTTCCAACGAATGTGGATCGCAAATCAATCATTATGGAATCTAATGCGGATATATCCAACTCAGAAGAATAAGAATGGCGCAGGAAATTGTACTCATCAGCAGCAGTCTTTACAACTACCCTAAGAGCATATGTCCCCTGATTATAAACGGAATCGTCAAAATAGCATTCAACTGGTGGAACATTTGCAGAACCTAAATCAGCCTTTCCAACAGCACAATTCCATCGATGAGAACGCAAAACAAAATCCCTAGCAGGAGAATACATTTGCTTGCATAAAGCGGAAACTTTATCCGTAGCATCTAAATCTGTAATTACATCTGCGCCTAGCTTTGATAATGCGAGATTGCAGATACTTAGCTCTGTGTAGGCCATTTTATTCCCCTTTTAAGTAAAGGGGAGAGGAAATGCTCTCCCCTAAACTCGTTCTACGCTTTAAACCTACGGACAAATCTGCAGCATTATGAATGCAGCGCCTTGTGTAGCACCTGCAGCATTTGCAAGTACAAATCCTGCGTGCTGTGCCTTAGTTGTGTAAGCATCACTGTAATCATGTTCGTCAAGACTTCCATCATGCCTAAATACAACCTGACGATTCGTATTACCAACACTAACTGCAGCTTGAGGAGAAATCCAACAAGGTCCCCAAGTCTGAATCCATAGATACTTCCCTATGGTTGCAGCAACCACCGGAACGCCAATTATTGACTTTGTTGCAGAATTAGTTGACCTGACATCAGAATATGGACTAGCCATACACTCTGCATGGTCATTGTCAGTATCTAACGCAACCGGAATTCCTGCATCCAGTTCAACTGTCATTTCGTCAGTATCAACCGCAGTATTGCCAATAATACGTCTATTGATAGAATTATCGCTATGTGGGAATATAACAATATATCCACCAAATAACTCATCCTTCGCTATAACACCATCGCCAGCAGCACCATCAGTAGCAGCCACATCTATAACCAACTTTGTTGCGCCAATTATTGCATCTTCTGCAATCGTGGCATAAGCAACGCTCTGTGTATTATATATCTGACAACCTAAGTTAGGTACAAGAGTTGCGCCAGCTTTTGCATAATGGAAAACTCTGTCATCCATTCTATACCGAGTACCAATCTCGTTGATAGCGGTAGTATGCATAGCGTAAAAATCAGTTGTATTCAACTTTCCTGTTTGTAAGTTTGGAACCTGTTCCATGATTAGTCCTCCTTTTTACTCGTTAATGTTAAAACACAAATAGAATAATTTCTACTCATTGTTTATTCCTCTTTACAGCCTATTTCTACGACCTTAGCATCCTGTATCCTTGTAGCGCCAATGAACATTGAAGCATAGGCACCCCAAGCGTAATGATACTCTGGCAATTCGCTTATCTTACCAGTAATGTCTTGCCCAATAGCCAATCCCAGACCTGACTGCGCCCAAGCGATGTTGAATCTTGTGGTAGTAGTCTTAGCCAAAAGATTAGTTACTATGAAGTTAAAGCCCATGAAAGTTGCTATCTTACCCGGAACAAGAGTTTTAAGCGTGTTGTAATCTGCGCTTGTCAGTTTCTCAAGTTTGAGCAAATCAGATAACTGTTGTGGCCCCATAGCCCAGAACTTAGGTTCGTTCTCATCAACGTCAGCATCATTGAATAGTTCCAAAGTGCTGGTTATCTTCGCGAGTGTCAGGGCATCTGAACCAACAGCTACCTTAGAAGTGCTTGGAAGCGATTCTGAAGTAGTACCATCCTCTCCAACATATTTTGTGCCACGTGCTGCCTCTAACAATGCTGTATCCATTGCTCTATTGAGCGCAGCTAATGGTATTCTTGAATACGCTGACTTAATATCAGCCAATACTTTCATATCATCGTCAGGATCTTGTATAATGGATTTATACTTGTATTTCAGATATGCAGTACAACGTATCTTATTAGGATCATCGTGTATGACCTTTGAATGCCGTGCATTCTTATCTCTTGCAGATCCCTTTTCAACGAACCCAAACGACTTACTTTTTCCAACAACTCCGGTTTTAACATCGCATTTCTCTCTAAACTTTGAGAGAAGCTGTTGCGCACCCATCGCAATATTATCTTCGTACTCTTTTACGTAAAGATCATTGATTGTTCCCATTTTTATAACCCTCCAATTAAAATTAATGTTTCTGTTAATCGTTCGAGTTACCTGAGAACAACTCAGACCCAAACTGCATTTTAAGGCTGTTAGCCTGCTCTACTTTAGAGCGTAGCAGTCAGACCCTTTCGGGTTGTCTGGCATACAATAAAAAACTATTTCTTATCTTCTTTCTTAGCTTCTTTTTTATCTTTTAGTTGACCGGCAGCTTTCTTGTAAGCATCTGTCGATTTGTCAACCTGATAATCTTCTTTAGGATGTCCTGCTTTCTTAACTTCTTTTGCCTTTGCCATTTCGTTTCTCCTATGTTTTCTTTACATTAAAAACTAATTCTACCACTCTAAATTTCGTTTTCAAGCACTTTGTGCTAATTTCGGATAAGCCTGTTTATATAATGCTGTCATTGCTTCAACTGCCGCATCATGTCCGGGATCATTTGCTTTATTAAAAGCATGATTCGGATCAAGCTTTATCTTCTCAATTTCTTTCTTAGCATCTACGTTGATATTCTCATTGCCAGCTACTAATTTGTCCTCACTCATAGCTTTACCAATGCTCAGGAATGCCTCAATAAGCGCAGGACTATCGCCGAGTTTACCAAACATAGCCTGTTTAGTTTCGTCAGGAACGAAAGTCTTGAACGCTTTTTCCGCCAGAGCAAAATTAGCATCTGCATCTTTACCCCATGTTTTCTTTAATAACGCAACAGATTCTTCCTGATTCGCTTTTATAGCTTTAGTATTAGCGCCATATGCTTCAATCATATTTCCGTTATACCAATCACTAATTGCCGCAGCTTTCTTCTGACTTAAACCATTCTTATGAGCAAATTCCCTAAAGCCAGCATCCAGTTTTTCGTCAAATTCCATGCCATCTGGCAGATTTGGTTTTGCAAACTCATAGTCAGTTGCTTTCTCAGGCCTTCCCATTGCTGTATGAAAGGCATTCATTTCCTCATCACTTGCTCCTTCTTCCGGGATGATAACGCCTTTCTTCCCGATAGTATGCTGAGCATTGACGTATCCTTTGACTAAGTCACCAAAATTAGTTATGTTCTTCAGTGATTCTTCTGCTTTGTGTTCCTCTGGTATCCATGCACCATCTGCTACGAAATTGCCTTCTGAACCTTCTTCGAAGATTTCGCCCATAATACGTTCCCCCTTTTTTTGTTTATGTTACTATTGGTTGTTCTTCTACTTTCGCCTTTTTCGGCTCTTTCTTGAGAAAATTATATTCCCTTCTACCTTTAATAATCAATCCAACCTCTCTCATACCAGCCATTACATAGGTCAAATTAGAATTATCAACATCATGCGCAGTACCATTCACTCTGCACTCTCTCATTAAATCTTCATAAACACGTTTACCATGCTCGCTACCAAATGTTTTCTTATAGTCTTGAATTAAAGCTTTTTTCTTTTTATCCACTTATTTCCTACCCTGAAGAATGCTTGGATGCCGACAGACGGAAGTCCTATTCCTACCAAGACCACCACTCTTTAACCCTCTCTGAGATCCATCCTTATTGCCAAAACCTGCGGCTCTTTTAGTTCTATTGACTTTTCTTCTAACAACAGTTTTAACCATTCTTGCCATATTACACCATCCCTTCTAATTGTTCGGGATTATCCCCTAACTCTTTTAACGGAGAAGAAGGATCTACCTTGCCTGATAGTTTCTGCGTGATATCCGCCACCTGTGCCATCTTCTCTGCCTGAGCCTGAGCTTGCATAGCCTCTTGCCTTGCTCTCCGTTTTTCAACAACTACATCCCAGTCCATAATAAAACTTTGAGGCGCACCGCTACGCTCAAGAGTGCCGCGAATAGCATCGTCAATATCAATGTTATCCATCGCATCAGGATGAGCCTGTAATAACGGAGCAACAAGCTCCATAGACTGTGTAAACGCTTGCACTTCTTCCATTCTCAATGCCATAGCAAGGCTTGACGTATATTCAATCTCTATTGGCTGACCCTGTAATGCCTCCGGTGCATCAATAAGATTTTCGTTCTCATCTATTGGACCAAATATCCCCTTGCGCTTACAAATATCAAACGAACGTTTTATCAACGGATCAGACAACTCCTTTTGCAGAGGTTCGAGCATAGATGATAGAATACGCAACCCTTCTCGCTTTCTCTCCATAACTTCAGGGATTGTCATTTGCTTTGTAATCCGGCTTAAAGACAAAAATAAATCGACAAAATAGAAATTATTTATAAGTTCCTTGCTATCGTTTTTCAACTCCTGCCCGATAACAAAATTTGATCTTGATACAACTTCCTCAACCCTATCCTTGCCGCCTTTTTCATAGAAATTTATACCTCTAGGATTCATATTGATTTGACCTTCCATGTAGGTAGGCGCATTTATAGGTGGATCAACTGCTTTTTGACCAGCCCGGATGATAGTATAAGCCATTTGATTGAGCATTTTAATCTCAGACAGTGCATGGATGCTCGGAGAACGACCGCATATCTCTCCGGCATTCTTTCCCCAGCGCGGAACCATGTAAGGAAATCGCTGATAACCGGATTCCCTAACTATCTTCCCCTCTTTTACATCTACATAAACAGAGGCATAAGGCATATTAGCGCTATCTCGCTTTGAAGTATCGTAATCCTCTCGTGGATATACTGCATGAAGAAACTTGAACTCCTGCTCAAACTTCTGTTTTTCATATAATTTCCTTATTCCTCCCCCTACATTTGACAATCCAAACTCCTGAACTGCCTGCCTAACCTTGAGCGGAAACTCCCTGAAAACAGTATCAACAAGATGATCCTTATTTTCTGCGAAATAAAAACTTGAAATATGCTTTGTATCAAAATTTATAGTAGTATCTTGGCCTTCTTCTTCGTACATACAAGACGTGCCGATACTTGTTAAACTCATTATTAGCTGCAACATCTGTGTCCCGAAATTACTCTCTAATAGCTCAGCCTGCATTCTCTCAGTCAAGAACCCTAAATGCGCCTGAACCCCCTTGTCCTCATTGACATCATTATCACTTGTCTTGAATTTAAACCATTTGCCGGTATATAAAGCGCCATAAAGCCCAGCCGCCAGCGTTAGATTGCCATAAATAGCAGTGCTATCATAGATTGCAGCCGTTTTTGTACTGCCCGGCTCTGCTATCCCTGTTGATAGCGTTTGACTTGGAGTAACGTATTTTATAACATCATCAAACAAGCTATTCCATATTGCCCTTGCAGACTTCATTTGACCAAATCTATCAATAAGTCTTTTAGGATCAGGCATAATTATTCTCCGGTTAGTTTTTTCTTGTTGGTTGTTGCATCTTCTAAGATACCACGCCCACTGGTAGCAATAAGAGAACGCCTACCAGCAACAGCTTTTAACCTCAGCCTTTCCTTCTCTTTAGCTGTTGCCATAGCAGCTGCTCCTGCCGCATCTGCTATTTGCTGGGTTGAATCTGTACCTTTAGTTTCGGGAATTTTGGCTGTAGGAGTTTGAAACCATCTTCCCATCGTGGTTTTTTTAAATTCTTTTTCTTTGCCCATAATTAGATGCGCGCTATATGCCTCTAATGGAGCTAATGAAGCAGCTTGGATGATATTAGATGTACTACCCTTTTTTGTACTCATAACATAAATTATATCCCTATGAATCTCATTGTCAAATATTATAAAAAATCATAACTTGTATCACGGCCACGATCATATTTTCTCTTAACCCTTTGAAGTCTATGCCCCAGCAATTTCATTGCTTTATCGTTGCAAGCTCGGATCTCATCCTTAACAGCCCTGATATGAGCATCGCAAGCTATCATGCTCCCATATAGCGCCAGCAGAACCTTTGTGTCTCGCTTGTCTTTCTTAACCCGATCCCTAAGTGATTTGACATTGGGAAGCTCAAGAAGTGATATTAATTCCTTATCGAACGCTTTTATCTCATCCTGTAAGAATTTAATATATTCCGGATCCAATTCCATTACTTTTCCCCTTTTATATTCCTAAGTTACCATTTGAATCAATTATTGACTTGAGCATTACGTTCTGCATAACATCCGGATTGTACCATTCCCCTCGAAGATGGTAGTTTCCAAGTAAAGAATGAATCTCCTGCTCTAATTCTATCTCCCCTTGAATCTCTTTTAATAGCCTTAACGTCTCATGGTTTCCAGTCTGCAAGGCTGCAAATCGCTTTTCAACATCTTTTGCAAATCCTATTTTAACGGCTCCCTTGTCTCCTGCTTGTATAAAGTAAATCATCCGCTATAGTTCAAGGCATCATAGCCTTTATTGGTATCATATGATCTTTTCTTAGGTCTGAATTTCTTCGCAAGTGATTCCCCATCATCTGTGAAGTTATGGCCTACTGCTAACGTTCTGAAGGCATCCGCACCATGACTTGCCTTATTATGCAATGGCTGATCCCGGTAGCATCCGAGCTTTTCGTTCCATTGTTTTCTATAGTCTTTTAAATAATTGATCCCTTTATGACATTTTGCCTCATCGAACCAGCAGAAGTTCAACATCTTCCGGGCCGCCCCGATCCCATCCTCGATTGATAACTTCGCCACAACATTAAATTTAATCCCTAATCCTTCAGCTACTTCCAGTCTACTCTTTCCGGTGCCTAGTTCTTTGACTGATATATCAAACGGCGCGTTATGTGTGCCATAATCATAACCCCTCTCGCGTAGAATCTTAGCATAAAAGGCTAGTCCCTCGCCATTGTTCTCATAATAATCAATGCACCTGATTTCCCGGCCTATTGTCTGAGTAAACCATATTACTGTGCTATCATCCATACCTAAATCCCACCACGTTGACACCTGAAAACCATCTTCGAGCGGTAGCTTGCAAATTCGATTTTCCTGCTTGATCTTCCGCATCTGTGTCAAGTAATACGATCCCTGAATTGCACTTTCGAATGCCTCATCAGGGAAGGATGGATGCTCCTTCTTCATCTCCTCGCCTTGCCGATTCCACTTGAGTTGATACCATGCTTTTTGGCCGTCATCTAATGGTATTTTTTGCGTATGCTGCAAGTCATGCAAGTATGTGCCGATTTCTCCGTTGATTACTACTCCCTTTGGATCGATTGTATTTTTAGGATCCTGCCACCACGCATAGAAATGAAACCGAAATTCCAGCTTACTAATAGGCTTTCCAACCTTCTCCATTGCCTCTTGGCAGTATTTGAAAAAATAGCCTTCCTTGCCTTCTGCAGTCGATTCAATGAATATGAATTGGCCCACTGTTACAGTATTAAACGAACCTGTTACTATTTCTTTAGCCTTCTCTGGAAAGTCCTTGCAGATCCGGCCAAATTCTGAGATATGTAAATATTGGAGCGTACTGGACCGCAACGAAGTTCCTACCCTGATCACTGAATTGTTATTGAACGCAAGTTCTCGCGCATTGCTTGTGTCGGCCGTTCTGGATGCTTTTATCCCTTCCGGTAGGTTATCATATGCAAACTTGACTTTATCATTAAAAAACGCCTCTGCATCCTCTCTATTGTGTGCGATTATTCCAGCGCGGATATTCGGATTGAATAGGCAGATGTCAAGAAAATAAATACAAATAAATGTTGTTACACCTAACTGCCGGGATTTTAAGATCAAATTCATGTACCACATATTTTTGAGTAGCTGTCTCTGGACCCAGTTTAGATGCAATTTTAGCTTGATGCCGTTCTCGTTGGTTATCCAATAAAGATTATTCAAGCGCCAAATGCGATCGCTAAGTTTTATCTTTAGTTTCTGGCAGTCCTCGATCTGATTCATTCTCGATTTCCTTCAATAACAAGTCTAATCTACCTTCTACGTGTGCATCAATATCTTTTTTGTCTGCAAGCACTTTCTTCATAAGCGCAATGAGTACGTGAGAATCTGTCCGGGATTTTTCAATAAAATGAGTTAATAAAGACGTTCTGTGCTTTTTATCATTGGTCCGAATGGCATCTTCCAGCGCCTCTCGAGTAATTACAGATAAATGCCGGGATCCTTTCTTTTTGCCGCCGGTTTTCTTCTTTCCCTTCACATACTTTGGCATTTCTCTATTTCCCCTCTATTAATTTTTGATAGAAAAATATCAGTTTAGGCTTAGGAATAGCTGCAGAATTGAGAAGTTTTATTGCTTTTTCAATATTCTTCTTTGTAGTCATAAAAGCATTTTATAAAAAAAATAGGTTTTTGTCAAGGTTTTTAAAAAGATTTTAAGAGAAATCTATTAAGGCTTTTTCCCTTCTCTTAATTAAGTACTTCTTAATCTTCTTCTTAATCTATAGCCGTTATATAACGTTAAAAGTAACGTTACGGAGCTGTGGGATAGGAGTTTGAAAAAGGGTGTGTCACGTTTTGTGTCACGTTTGGCTATTTTAAAAAGAGACAATATGGATTTTGTGGATAAGCTGTGCATACCAGCCCGCAGTAACTTGGTTTTTGCTTGTGGATTGTTAAAATATTTGCGGATTTTTGGTTAAAAATATAACGTTATGTGGTCAACCGATAGCGTTGTATAGTTCGTTTTTATGGTAAAATAACGTTATATATGGGGTAAAATGGCGATATTCCTGTCCCGGATTTTCGGCGGAAATTTCAGTCCATTCTGATCCATTTCAGTCCAAAGTAGTCCAGAATAGTACCAAACTATCCAGAGTTATCCTAAAAATGACGTTTTTAAAAAATCCATTATGTAGTGATACCAACGACTTACATTAAAAATCACCCAGAAAATGACAATCGGTGTTTTTATCGACAAATTTATTTTCATATTCTGTAATCTTTTTTTTCAAGCTCTACGCATAGCGGTTTTCAAATCTTTCTTTTTCTTTCTGCATTTTGTAGTTGAAAAAACGATACGCATATGATACGATTGCACCATGAGCAAACAAAAACAAGGAAAGGAGCAAACCGAGATGCAGATCAAAACCAAAAAGACCAAGATAGCAAACGCTGAAGATATAGCGAAAATCGTAACTAGCATCCTCAACGCAGAGGATGAGAACGACCAGCTAAAGGAACACTTCTGGGCAATAGGCTTGCGAGCTTCGAATGTGATTGAATATCTAGAACTAGTTAGTCTCGGTACGCTGGATGCGGCAATCGTGCATCCGAGAGAAACGTTCAGATTGGCGATTCTTAAAAGCGTGAACAAGATTATTATTGCGCACAATCATCCTTCGGAAGATTTAGCACCCTCTGAAAAGGACTTGCAGATCACAAGCCAACTGGTTAAAGCTGGCGAGATACTTGGTATCGCGGTACTCGACCATATAATAATTTCACTGAAGGGAGAGAATTATAGCTTTAATAATCATGGGCTAATAAAAAAGGGGAAGATATGAAACTACTAACCAAAGAGATCCTGAACCAGCTACCAAAGCTGTACGCAACTGAAGATATAAAGCCAGAGGATGTACAGGTCATAGCAAAGTTCTTTGATCCGATGGGTTCATGGACTTGGTACGCAGTAGAATTTGACGGAGAAGATAGATTCTTCGGATTAGTGAGAGGACATGAAAGCGAACTTGGCTATTTTACGCTGAGCGAATTGCAAAGCTTTAAGGGTAAGTTTGGAATCGGGATTGAAAGAGACAGACACTTCGGGAAACATACCCTAGCTGAAGTAATGGAAAAACAATTATAAGGAGAAATAATGAAAGACAGAAAGCAGGAAATGTCAGAGATTATAAAGGAACTGCGCAAGCTAGGCGCAAAACCTACGGACATTGCAAGCGAGATAGGAGTATCTCTTGCGACCTTAAATAGATATGTGGCTGAGAGGATAGACAATCCGCACCGGGATAGGCTCAAGCAGCTTAGGCGTATGCTTAAAAAGGCGCAGGAAAGAGAGATATGGTAATGACAACAATATATAAAAGAGGGGAGCGCGTGAAAATCTATGCGATCACTGCATTGCTAATTCTCGCGCCTCTCAAACTATTCGCAGGATCCTACGATAAGGAGATAAAAAAATACTCGGGCCAATACGGACTAGATCCGGACTTGGTTAGAGCAGTGATACAGGTTGAATCAAAACATTGCCCGGATGCCGTATCCAGCGCCGGAGCTAAAGGCCTCATGCAGATCATGCCGGCCACATTCGCAGAGTGGAGCAGGAAATGCCGGATAGATTGTCCGGATGTATTCAAGCCAGATCATAACATCCATGTAGGATGTGCATACTTGCAATGGTGCATCAAGCACACTGGGAGTGTCGAAAGAGGTCTGATAGCATATAATAGAGGCTTGACTCGAGGCAGGAGAGAGAATTGGACAATAGACTGGTATTGGAAGCGAGTGATGAAAGTCAAGAGCGGAGAGGAAAAAATATTAATATGGTGCATGATACTTTGGAGCATAGCCCTTATCTCTTGCGCCATACCAGTGTGCAGTAGAAAGGGGAGATAGATTATGAAAACAGATCCTACATTAGAACCTAAATGGAAACTCTATCGTATCAAGGATATAGAAAAGCTAAAACAAGATAAAAAGGACTTGCTGGTAGAGAATTTCAGCTTGAAAGAGGACTTGGAAATCGCAGAGGATGGGTTTGAAAAGGCAAAAATCAGAAATATATTTTTAAAAGCGCAACTTTTTAAATTAGGACAGGCAGTAGATACATTAACCGAAAAACCAAAAGGAGAAAGTGATCATGAGTAATGAAGTAACGAAAACAGAAGAATACGCAGTAGATCCGAACAGTATCAAGGAATTGGTTACATCGGCAGCAGGGAAGAAACAGTTTGCAATGGCGCTACCAAAGCACCTATCAGCAGATAGATTCCTGAGAGTAGCACTAACGGCATTCACAAGAACGCCGAAACTACTACAATGCACCAAAGAGAGCCTGACAGAAAGCCTTATGGACTGTTCAGCACTCGGACTTGAGCCGGATGGTCGCAAAGCGCATTTAATTCCGTATGGCAAAGTATGTAAGCTTATTGTTGACTATAAAGGCTTAGTAGACCTTGCGCGCAGAAGTGGCGAGATTGCAGATATACACGCGGATGTGGTATGCGAAAATGACTTCTTCGAATATTCTTTCGGAACTAATGGGAATCTTGAACACAAGCCAGCGATTAAGGAGAAAGGTGTCGTGATAGCCGCCTATTCGTATGTAAAACTAAAAGACGGATCATCCAGCTACGAAGTTATGAACCTAGAAGAAATAAACGCCATACGTAAGAGATCGAAAGCATCCGGTTCTGGCCCGTGGGTTACTGACTGGAATGAGATGGCAAAAAAGACAGTATTTCGTAGGCATAGTAAGTGGTTGCCAGTATCATCAGAACTTATGAAGTCGGCAGTAGATAAAGATTACGATGTACCAATAGACATTATGAAGTACGCAGATGCTGGAAAGCCAGAGGTAGTCCAGCCAAAGGCATTATCAGAGGATAAGCCGGAGCCGGAGAAAAAGAAATCAGGCGCGCCGGAGATTAAGACAGAGAAAGAACCTGAACCTGAGAT